CAAATAACACAACTTATTATACTATTCCAGTTACATATTTGACTGGTAATCTACCAGCAAATAATCAAGAAGTAACTATTTTCTTTACAAAGACTGGTGTTCAAGGATTGCAAGGTAATCAAGGTAACCAGGGTAACCAAGGAAATCAGGGTAACCAGGGTAACCAAGGAAATCAAGGTAACCAAGGATTGCAGGGTCTACAAGGACTACAAGGTAATCAAGGCAACCAGGGTAATCAAGGTAATCAGGGCAACCAAGGTCTTCAGGGATTGCAAGGTAATCAGGGCAACCAAGGAAACCAAGGAAACCAGGGTAATCAAGGTCTCCAGGGTCTCCAGGGTATTGCTGCTGCAAGAACATTAGGATCTAGTTTCAAATATACAACTTCTACAACAAATACTGATCCAGGAACTGGTTACTTTGGATTTAATACAGCAATAACTTCAAGCTTTACTCAGTTTAGAGTTAGTGAAACTGATATTAATCTACTTGATGTACAAGGAATCTTATCTGCAATAGACTATTCAGATAATATTCCAAAATCTATCATTACTGTACAAAAAGTATCTAATAACTTAGATACTATAGTATTCTCTATTGAAAGTGACAGAACTGATAATGGTGGATGGAGATCATTCTCATGTACAAAGATTGACCAAACAGGAACAATTTCTAATGGTGATGAGTGTTTTGTTGTAATCCAACCTGTTGGTAACCAAGGTGTACAAGGTCTCCAAGGTCTACAGGGTAATCTTGGAAACCGTGGTGGAGTTCCTTATTCTTATGGTGGAACTGGAGTTCCAGCAAGTGGACAGATTAGATATAACAACGCTACATTCGGCAGCATTACTGAAATCCAGATTCACGATATTGATTCCTTAAGTAATGACCAATCAAACTGGATTGCAAGTTGGGATGATACCACACTAACTGGTGGATTGAATAGGGGTTATATTTACGTTATTTCAGCACTTTCATCTGATAATACTGTTAATATTTTTGAAGTTGATGGTAGTGCAACAAATAATGGTTCTTATTATACCATTCCAGTTAATCCTATTAGTGGATCTACACCATCAGTAAGTGAAGAAGTTACTTTAGCATTTACAAGATCTGGCGTACAAGGTCTCCAAGGAAATCAAGGTAACCAAGGTAACCAAGGTAATCAGGGATTACAAGGTAATCAGGGTCGTCAGGGTAATCAAGGTAACCAAGGTAATCAAGGTAATCAAGGATTACAAGGTAATCAGGGTCGTCAAGGTAACCAGGGTAATCAAGGCAATCAGGGATTACAAGGTCTACAAGGTAATCTTGGAAACCGTGGTGGAGTTCCTTATTCTTATGGTGGAACTGGTGTTCCAGCAAGTGGAGAAATAAGATTCAACAATGCTACTGCATCTAGTGTAACTTCTATTACTGTTAATGATTTAGATGATCTTGGAAATAATCAGTCTGGATGGATTACAAGTTGGGACGATACCACACTAACTGGTGGTCTGAATAGAGGTTATATCTATATTATCTCAGCACTTTCTTTAGATAATACTGTAGTAATCTTTGAAGTTGATGGAAATATTACAGACAATGGTTCATATTATACCATTCCTGTAAACTATCTTGCAGGTACTTCACCTTCTGCAAGCGAAGAAGTTACCTTAGCATTTACCAGATCTGGTGTTCAAGGACTACAAGGTAACCAAGGTAACCAAGGAAATCAGGGTAACCAAGGCAACCAAGGTCTCCAAGGATTACAAGGAAACCAGGGTCGTCAAGGTAATCAAGGTAATCAAGGTCTCCAAGGTAACCAAGGTAACCAAGGTAACCAGGGTAATCAGGGAAATCAAGGCAACCAAGGTTTACAAGGTCTCCAGGGTAATCAAGGTAACCAGGGTAATCAGGGAAATCAAGGCAACCAAGGTTTACAAGGTCTCCAGGGTAATCAAGGTAACCAGGGTAATCAGGGAAATCAAGGAAACCAAGGTCTGCAAGGATTGCAGGGTGTAAATGGTGTAAGCTCTGATAGCACTTTCGAATATATCTTTAGCACTTCAACCACATCATCAGATCCTGGAGATGGTTATCTAAGGGTTAATAACGCTACTATTGGTAGTGCTACCCAAATGTATATTGATAATAGAGATAATAGAGGTGCTAACTTAGAGGGATTATTTGATCTTATTGGATTCTATGGTTCTCCAAACCAAAAAGGTCTTATTAAGATTGCAGACTACAACAATCCAGCTAACTTCTACATCTGGGAGATCGGAGATTCTACTGTACAAACAATTGGAGGTGGTGGATGGGCAATCATAGATTTAAACGCTACTATTGTTACTGGATCTGGATTAACAAATAATAATCCACTACTAATCAGTATTGCTCTTGCAGGTACTCAAGGTGTACAGGGATTACAAGGAAACCAAGGTCTCCAAGGCAACCAAGGTCTCCAAGGCAACCAAGGTCGTCAGGGTAACCAAGGCAATCAGGGCAATCAAGGTCTCCAGGGATTACAAGGTTTACAAGGAAACCAAGGCAATCAAGGTAATCAGGGTAACCAGGGCAATCAAGGTCTCCAGGGATTACAAGGTATACAAGGAAACCAAGGCAATCAAGGTAATCAGGGTAACCAGGGCAATCAAGGTTTACAAGGAAACCAAGGCAATCAAGGTAATCAGGGTAACCAGGGCAATCAAGGTCTCCAAGGAAACATTGGTAACCGTGGTGGTGTTCCTTATTCTTGGATAGGTGACACTTTTGTTACTGGTTCTTTCCCAGGTGAAATTTTATATAACAATTCAACTATTAGTAATGTAACTGAACTATATGTAAATGATATTGATGGTTTATCAAATGACCAATCAAACTGGATTTCAAGTTGGGATGATACTACTTTAAGTGGTGGTCTCAATAGGGGATACATTTATATTACATCATCTTTATCTAGTGATACTACTGTTAATATCTTTGAAGTTGATGGAAATATCACCGACAATACCACATATTACACAATCCCAGTAAGTTATATTTCAGGATCTCTACCATCTCAAGATGAAGAGATTGTTGTAACATTTACAAGATCTGGTGTACAAGGTCTTCAAGGACTACAAGGTAATCAAGGTAACCAAGGTAATCAAGGTCTCCAAGGCAATCAAGGTAACCAAGGTAACCAAGGTAACCAAGGAAATCAAGGTAACCAAGGTCTTCAAGGTAATCAAGGTCTTCAAGGCAATCAAGGTAACCAAGGTAACCAAGGTAACCAAGGAAATCAAGGTAACCAAGGTCTTCAAGGTAACCAAGGTCTTCAAGGCAATCAAGGAAGACAAGGAAGACAAGGTACTCAAGGTCTTCAAGGTAACCAAGGTAATCAGGGCAATCAAGGTCTTCAAGGAAACCAAGGTCGTCAGGGTAACCAGGGCAACCAAGGTCGCCAAGGTACTCAAGGTCTTCAGGGTTTAAGTAATCAAGGTGTACAAGGTAATCAAGGTACTCAAGCAACCCAAGGTACTCAAGGTCGCCAAGGTACTCAAGGTTTACAAGGTAATCAAGGTACTCAAGCAACCCAAGGTACTCAAGGTCGCCAAGGTACTCAAGGTTTACAAGGTAATCAAGGTACTCAAGCAACCCAAGGTACTCAAGGTCGCCAAGGTACTCAAGGTTTACAAGGTAATCAAGGTACTCAAGGTTTAAGTAACCAAGGTGTACAAGGTAATCAAGGAACACAAGGAACTCAAGGATTACAAGGTCTCCAAGGTTTAAGTAACCAAGGTGTACAAGGTAATCAAGGTCAGCAAGGAACTCAAGGAGTTCAGGGTAGACAAGGCACTCAAGGTCTCCAAGGAAACCAAGGTCTCCAAGGAAATCAAGGTCTCCAAGGAAATCAGGGACTCCAAGGAAATCAAGGATTGCAAGGTACTCAAGCAACTCAGGGTACTCAAGGTCTCCAAGGCAATGTAGGAAATCCAACTACAGTCCCACCAAACTCACAAACATCAGCATATACACTTACTTTAAGTGATGTTGGTAAATATATTTCTATTACTACTGGTGGAGTTACTGTTCCTTCTGGTGTGTTTAGTGCTGGTGATATTGTTTCTATATACAATGATTCTGCTTTAGCACAAACAATAACACAGGGAGCATCAACAACTATGTACTTAGTTGGAACTTCAACAACAGGAAATAAAACTCTTGCTCAAAGAGGTATCGCCACTGTTCTTTGTGTTGGTACTAATACATTTGTAATCTCTGGAGGAGGTTTGTATTGATATGAGTATTATTCAGAATATAATGCTCAATCCTTTCGCTACTGGAGGAAGGATTGTTGAATATAATAATGGTGGAATAATCGAGAGATGGCATTTCTTTGAAAATGTTGGTGACTTTTTTATTGTTCAATATCCTATAGACGTTGAGTATCTAGTTGTTGCTGGTGGTGGTGGAGGTGGTTCTGGTGGTTCTGGTGGTGGCGGAGGATCTGGTGGTTATATTACAAATACACTAACATTTGAACCTGGAACTTATAAAATAACAGTTGGATCTGGTGGAACTGGTGGAATACCATCATCTATTGGATCTAATGGTGATTCATCATCTATCGTTGGTCCTGTAGGATCTATATCTGCTGACGGTGGTGGATATGGCGGTATATCTGTAAGCTCCGCAAATGGTGGTGGGAGCGGTGGATCTGGTGGTGGTGCTGCAGGTGCTGATACTGCAGGATCTCAACCACCAGGAACAGGAACTGCTGGTCAAGGTAATGATGGTGGAGATTCTTATGACACTGGAGGAAACCCAAAAGCTGGTGGTGGAGGTGGTGGTGGATCTGCTGTAGGAACTAACGGAACTACTTCACAAGGTGGTGATGGTGGAGCTGGTATTTCCTTTTCTGTGTTAGGAGTTACTCAATATTATTGTGGTGGAGGTGGCGGTGCTTCTCAAGTTGGTGGTGATGGTGTTGGTGGATTAGGTGGCGGTGGAGATGCCAATAATGCACTGAATGCAGTAAGTGGAGGAACAAATACTGGTGGTGGAGGAGGAGGAGGTGGAGGTGGATTCGATGGTGGAGATGGTGGTAGTGGAATAATCATCATAAAGTACAGTCTACCATAATAAACTCAAGAGTCAATAGTTGACAGGATATTTAAAAATGGGTAGAATGCCTTTGTTAAGGTTAATCAAAATAATAGCTTTTGATATCTTATAGATACTTTGTTATTATTGAAATAATATGAACAGACCACTACATGTAGCATCGAATAGTATGAGTTTTGTAAAGCAATGTATAGAAAGTGGTGGAAGTATCCATCCATTAGTAACAGATTCATCAATACTTAAAGGTCCAGCATTAACAAATCCTTCTATTTACTTAGATGGAGATAGATTATTAGTTAATTTAAGAAACATTAATTATACTTTATATCACTCCGAAAAAAAGAAATACGAACATCCTTGGGGACCACTTGTTTATATTCATCCCGAGAATGATTGGAAACTTCGCACAAAGAATATTTTGTGTGAATATGATTCTGATATGAATCCAGTATGGCAGAGACATATTGACACTTCTAAACATCCTGATAAAGAACTTTGGGATTTTGTAGGTCTTGAGGATGCTAGAATTGTTCGTTGGGATGGAAGACTTTTTATGTGTGGTGTCAGAAGAGATTTAGACACTATTGGTACTGGTAGGATGGAACTATCAGAGATTGAGATTGGTCCTGATTATGTAAAAGAGATTGCTCAATATCGTATTCCTACACCAGGAAATAGAGAATCTTATTGTGAAAAAAACTGGATGCCTATTGTTGATATGCCATGGCATTTTGTTAAATGGACTAATGGCACAGAAGTTGTGAGATATGATATTGAATCTAATACTACAGAGAGTGTAGTTATAAAGGATTGGAAAGATATTGGATGTATTGATCTTAGGGGTGGATCTCAAGTTCTTCCTTTTGGTGATGGTGGTCATATTACGTTATGTCACGAGACATACTTAACCAAAAGTGAACAAGATCGTAAAGATGGTATCTATAGACATAGATTTATTGTTTGGGATGAAAACTGGCAGATTGAAACAGTATCTAAACAGTTTAGTTTTATGGAGGCAGAGATTGAATTTGCTGTTGGTATGTGTGAGTATGGTGATGACTATTTGATTACATTTGGATTCCAAGATAATGCTGCATATCTTTTAAGAATGAATATCGATTATGTCAAAAAGTTTATCTATAATGAAACATGATTTTAACATTTGACGCTATTAAGAAAAAATATGACATGAATATTAAAGGAGTTATTCACGTAGGGGCTCATCATGGAGAAGAGATTCCTTTATATATCAATAACGGCATTAAAAATATTGTCTTGTTTGAACCAGTAGAAAGAAATTTTGATATTGTTGCTGAACATGCAGCAAACTATGATGCAAATATTCTGGGATATCAGGTTGCTTTAGGTAGTGAACATAAAACAGTTGATATGTATCTAAGCAGTAATATGTGTGAGAGTAGTTCTATTCTTAAACCTAAAGAACATCTCAATCTATATCCAGATATTACATTTAATGAAACTGAAACTGTTGAAGTAAAGTTATTAGATGATTATAACTTTACAAAGTACAACTTTTTAAATATGGATGTACAAGGATATGAACTTGAGGTCCTAAAAGGTGCTACAAAAACTTTGAAGTATATTGACTACATTTACTGTGAAGTTAATCGCGGAGAGATATACGAAAAAAATGCATATATAGAAGACATCGATAAGTTTTTGTCACAGTATTTATTTGAAAGAACTGAAACTAACTGGTGGCAAGATCATGATTGGGGTGATGCCCTTTATATAAAACAGGAGAATTGACTACAATGACAACAACTACGACTACTACAGTAGATATTAATCTAGAAACCCTTTACAAGTATTATCAGTATTGGGATGAATCGCATCAATGGTTAAAAGATTTTATTAATGAAAGGTCGGACGAAATTAAGACAGGAGTAGAAATTGGAGTTGCTTTCGGATCTAATATGAAAATGCTATTAGATGAAACATCTTTAACTAAACTCTGGGGTGTAGATACTTATTCTGAAGCAGCATGGAATGTTGGTGATCTTCTGAATGTTCATGAAGAGTTTGGATCTTTTGAAGGTTTATATCAACATATCCTTGCAATGCTGAAACCATACGGAACTAGAGCAAAAATTGTTCGTATGACATCTGAAGCAGGATCAAAGAAGTTTAAGAATGAAAGTCTAGATTTTGTTTTTATTGATGGCGATCATTTTGATCTTGAGAATGATCTAAAGTACTGGGAAAGAAAGGTTCGTGATGGTGGATACATCATGGGTCATGATTGGAATCATCCTTCATTTGGAAATATTACTTCCTTCCTAAGAAATCATTATGATGAAGATCAACTTGTTGGTGTTGATGGTCCAGTCCACATTTGGTATGTAAAGAAAGGAGCATTTATGTGATATGAGTATTGATTATCGTAAGTGTATTGAAACAGTTCCATATCTTCCACCTAATCCGATTGTATTTGATGTTGGGTGTAACATCAATAAAATTGTAGAAGAAGATAATGCGGTATGGATTGAAAACTGGAATGATGATTTTACTTTATTATTTCTAGATAGATTTCAAGACGCTAAATGCTATGCTGTAGAACCTTTGCATTGGCAAGAGTTTGAAAATAGATGGGGAGATGATGAAAGAGTTGAGTTAATAAAACTTGCTCTTTCAGATAAAAATGGACAAGAGTTTATTTTCTATCCAGGAGATCGTCACGTCTTATCAAGTTTTTATATGCAAGATGATTTTTTGGGAGAACCATTACATACTGAAAAAGTAGAATGCAAAACCCTTGACACTTTATGTAAAGAACTATCTTTAGATCATATTGATTATTTAAAAATAGATGCTGAAGGTGCTGAGTTAAAAATCATTCAAGGAGCTAAAAATCTTTTGATGAGACATAATATCAAGTACGTTCAGTTTGAGTATGGACTTCCAGATGAAAACATTCCCTCTGCACATGAAGTTTCAAGATCGTTAAAATATTGTGGTTACGAAGAAGTTTTAACTTCTGGTAGAGAACAACTGTGGACACATAGAGAGTATTATGATTTATAACCTATCTCCTACTTGCCAGATACCTGATCTTGATCAGATCTATCTAAAATATTTTGGATCAAAAAAAGGAACTTTTGTAGAAGTTGGTGCTTTTGATGGTGAATCTGTATCTAATACTTCTTGTCTTGCTGATGCTGGATGGAAAGGATTTTATATTGAACCAGTAAAAGAGCACTTTGCACAATGTGTTAATAGGCATAAAAATAATAAAAAGATTAAAGTATCTAACTATGCTATTGGAACAGAAGTAGGATATAAACCAGTTTATTGTTCTGGAATAGTGTCAACTTTAGATAAAGAACAGGCTGACATTGTTTCTTCAATGCATCTATTTGGTTATCCTCAGTTTACAGAATCAGAATGTAAACAAGTTAGGTTAGATAGTTATATGCAAATGGCAGATGTTCCTAAAAACTTTGAGTTGTTAGTTGTTGATGTTGAGGGAAGAGAGGAGGATGTTTTTAAATCTTTTAGACTTGATTTGTGGAAACCAAAGATGATGATCATTGAACTTGTTGATGATCATTCTTATTTCCAAGAGAATGTAAAACTAATAACATCATGTCGAAAGTTGAGAGAATATATAAACACTGTGGGATATACTGAAGTATATCGTGATCATATAAACACAATCTTTGTTTCAAATGACAATATCATTAGCAATACCAACCTATAATAGTTCTCAATATCTTTGGGATTGTATTGGACCTGCCATTGATAGCGATATTATATCTGAGATTGTTATCCATGATGACAGATCTTCTGATGCAGAATATTTTAATCTTATTGAAACGATTTCAAAAATCGATACTAATAAGATAAAGTTATATCGTGGTTCTAAAAATGAAAAAGCATATATTAACAAATATCTTGCCGTATCAAAATGTAAAAATGATTGGGTTTATCTTATAGATAGCGATAACTGGTTTGATAAATCAATATTAGATGTTATAAAAAATATAGATTTTTCAAAAGAAGATACTTGTTATCATATAAAAGAACTTCATATGACTGATGGAAATATTGTTAAGTTTGATTATAAAAATAACTTTATAGATCTTTCAGTAGCAAAGAAAAATATCCAAGAAGGTACTAACTATATTAACTGGTTATTAAATACTGGTAACTTTATTGTAAATAAAAATAGTTATATTGATTCTCAACAGAGTGCTGTTCAAAGTTTAAGGAGAGGTGGTAAGAAGTTTAAAGATCCAAAAGGTGCTGATGTTTTATTGTTTTCTTATTGTTGGTTGAGATATAAAAATACATTTACTATTCTAGATGGATTCTATCATCACCATAGAATAAGACCAGGAAACTATTTTGTTCAAGAGTTGGATTATAATATGCAACTAACTAGAGAATATATGAATAAGATATTAGAACTATGATTACATTTCCACATATAGGATTTATTGGAAGACTTGGAAATCAAATGTTCCAATATGCTGCCTTGGTAGGCATAGCGGATAACTATGGTTTGGATTATGCTTTAGCAAGAAAAAAACTACAGCTCTATGAATGCTTTAATATTGACACAAAAATAGTTTCATTTTATAATAATGAGTTTCATTGTCCAAATAAACTAGATTCTAGTGTTGTAGTTGATGGGCATGTTATTTACATTCCTTCAGAAGAAGAGAATGCGAAGTTCTTATCAACACATTTTGACCAAGAGTTTTTAAATACTAATCATGACAATAAAAGTATCTTAGGATTCTTTCAAAACCATAAATATTTTTCTCATGTCGAAGATAAACTGAGAAAGAAGTTTGTATTTAGAAAAAAATATTCTGATATATCAGAACAGTATTTTTCTCAGATGTTTTCTGATACTGAAGTAATCTCTCTACATATAAGGAGAACGGACTACGTTAACTCACATGTCCTCAATAGTTTAGATATAAATTATTATGAGAAAGCATTGAGTTTTTTCGATAAATCTTTACCTGTTCTAGTATTTTCTGATGATACTGAGTGGTGTGAAGAACAAAAAATATTCCAAGACGATAGGTTTATTATAATAAAAACTAATAATACTTATGTTGATATGTGCTTAATGTCTAAATGTGATTATCATATTATTGCCAACAGTTCTTTTAGTTGGTGGGGTTCTTGGTTAGCAAAAAGTAAAAAAACTATTTCACCTAAGCAGTGGTTTTTACCATACTGCGATTACATCGATTCTGATGGATTAAGATTACCACATTGGATTTCAATATGAATGTCTCATTAATTTGTGCATGTAAAAATCGTTATAATGCACTGAGAGTTTCTTTAAACTCTTGGTTATCTTTTGATGAAATCAAAGAGATTATTATTGTTGATTGGAGTTCCGATGAACCAATCAGTCATCTTACGAAACTGGATAAAAGAATAAAAGTTATAAGAGTCAATGATGAAAAGTACTTTAATCAACCTCAACCATTAAATCTTGCTGCTAGTATTGCTACTGGAGATTATATTCTTAAAGTAGATACTGATTATATTATTAATCCTTACTTTGATTTCTTTGAGTTTTATAAAGTTGATGAAAACTCTTTCTTATGCGGACAAGATGATTATGAATGTAGACATGAGTATTGGGATGAGAATCTAAAAGGGTATGCGATTAACTTCCACAACATGGATGTGGGAGAGTTGATGAAATATTCTCATACTTATAGTCCTTTATTTAAATATTTGACTGGACTATGTTTTGTGAGTAGAGAAAACTTTTGGAAAGTCGGTGGATATGATGAACGCATGGGCAAGTATTATGCCTATGAAGATGATCAAATGACTAAAAGACTCACTATGATGGGTCTAGAGTGCAAAAAACTAACTCAAAACTATAATATTATCCACTTACCACACCCAGATAAGAAGAGATACGAAAACTTTGAGGGGTATGGTGAAGAATCTGATGATAATAATATTGAAAATGTAAAACGAAGGATTGCTAATCCTAATACAAGTGAGTCTGACCGTTGGAATCTTGAATATCTTCTAGCAAAAATGAATGTAGAGGAAAATGAGAAAAGATTTTCTGACTTAAATCACTATTATATTGATAGGATATATAAATGGGATGTGATGAACATTGATGACCAAAACTATGTTGCTACTAGAAAAGAAAAAATGAAAAAGTTATCAGAACTCAGTAGTGTTTCTTATGTTAGTTTAGAAGAAAGTGTAGAACGACGTAAAAAACTTGATGAATCTCTTAAAGCCCATGGAGTTACAAACATCAGACCATTGATCTCAAAAAGATTTGCAGAGTGTGATGACGTAGTTACGGGTGAGTATGTTCACACATTAAATGATGGTACAAAGGGGTGTTGTGTTTCTCATTTAAAATCTATTTTAAAGTGGTATTATGAAACTGAGGAAGAGTATGGTTTCTTTTGTGAAGATGATCTAAGTCTTGATACTGTTGATTACTGGAACTTTACTTGGAAACAGTTTGTTGATGCACTTCCAGAAGATTGGGGATGTGTTCAAATGCTTCCTATTCGTGGTGACTTTGAAGATATTAAAATCCGAGATAGATACTGGGATGATTGGTCAGTTACTGCATATATTATTAAAAGAGACTATGCAAAATACATTATAGATACTTATATCGTTGACGGCACATATCATCTTGAACTAGATAATGGAGTTCAACCACTTATTGAAAATATTCTTTATACTAATGCTGGAAAAGTTTATACTATTCCAATGTTTGTAGAGGATGTTCGCTTTACTTCTACTTTTGAAGGTGGAGATGGAGATGTAAAAGATGGTCAGAAACGTAATCACTATTATACTTACGACTATGTTATAAACTGGTGGAAAGATAATGGTTCTAACAGAACAGTTGAGGAACTTATGGGAAAATCATTTGAAGTTAAAGAACAACAAATAGAAGAGATTAGAAAAGAAATAGAAGAAGAGATGAGAGTTGCTTCTGAGTTTGTTGTAAATGAGAAAGATCTTCTTTTAACAGATGTTTCCAATGCAAATCTAAATGATTTACTTTTAGAGTATGCATTGGACACCGAGAATCCAGTGAAAAACTTTAACATTGGCATGTGGTATGAGCATTACCGACATAATGCTCCAGCATTATCATTCTTCTTGAGATGTGCTGAGCGAACAGATAATCTTGACCTTGCTTATGAGGCACTGATCCATGCTTCCAATGCTTATGACAGACAAGGAACGAGGGATCAAACAGCAAAAGGACTTCTTCAACAAGCACTTTGTATTCATCCTAAAAGACCAGAAGCATACTATTTGTTAGCTAAGTTCTCTGAAAAGCGTCAGTGGTGGCAAGATTGTTATATCTTTGCTCATTGGGCAATTGAGTTTTGTGACTTTGATTGTGAACCATTGAAGACTGATGTTGAATATCCTGGTAAGTATGGTCTTCTCTTTCAGAAGCAACTTGCTGCATGGTGGTGGGGTAAAGGAGATGAATCCAGATCCCTTCTTCAAGACATGAAGAATAACTATGAGATGGATGATCGCCATTATGATATGGTTGGTAATAATCTAATGAGAATGGGATCAGGACATATTCCAGAAGAGGTTATTAAATATCAGAAGAGAAAGCATGATAGATTGAAGTTTAAGTTCCCTGGATCAGAAATGATTGAAAAAAATTATTCGCAAGCATTCCAGGACATGTTTATTCTTGCTGCAACTCAAGGTAAAACGAATGGACTTTATCTTGAAATAGGTGCTCAGCAACCTTTCTATCAAAATAATACTGCTCTTCTTGAGACTAAATATGAATGGGATGGTATTTCTATTGAGATTCTTCCTGATTTGTGTGCTCAATTTTCGAGGGAGCGCAAAAATCAGATCATTTGCAAAGATGCAACAACTATCGATTATTTGAAGTTGCTTAATAACTTTGATAAAGGAACTGATTTTGATTATCTTCAACTAGATGTTGAACCATCTAAGACTACTTTTGAATGCTTGTTAGCAATGCCATTCGAGAAGTATAGGTTTGGCATCATTACATATGAACATGATCATTATGTTGATATGACAGGATCTTATCGTGATAAGTCTAGGAAATATCTTAAGTTAATGGGATATGAAATGTTAGTTGCTAATGTTTCTCCAAACGATAACAGTCCTTTTGAGGATTGGTGGTATCATCCTGATCTTATTAATCCAGAAGTAGTTAATAAGATGAAGTCCGTATCAAATGAAACTGTTAATGTTGTTAAGTATATGTTTACCGATTAAAAACTTGTATGTACAAATACCAAATAAGCAGAGTTCTTGAGGTATTTGATGGATCTTCATTTGAAGCAGTTATAGATTTGGGTATGGGAGTCTATCTCAAGAAAGTTATATATTTGTCTGGAATAGATTCTCCAGACCCAAAGTCTACTGACCGAGAGACAAAGTTTTATGCATATAATGCTACGAATAAACTTCGTCATTACATAAAAGATGATTTAGTTGGAACACTATATGTGGAGGTCATTGATTATCATGATGACTGTGTGTGGGGTTATATCTACACAGAACAGTTTGATCATTCGATAAATAAACAAATGTATTTAATGGGATATGTTTGGGACAATGGAATCGATTTATCTAAGGAAGAACTTCCAAAAATAAGAGAACTTTTTGTTCTCAGTACACCACCTAAAAAGTATACGGGACTATTATGAGAGACTTACATCCACTTATTCAAGGACTAGCAGATTCTATTCTGGATAGTTGGCAAGAAAACTTCGATCTTCGAGAAGTAGAGATTGTTGATGAGTTTAAACTCATTGAGATGTCTTCTGGGGATGAAGAAGAAGTTTATGTTGAAAACTATGTATGGGAGACTGAAAAGTTTAGAAAGATTCATTTAGAAGTCGCTCAAATGAAATCTGGTCTTGACATTCTCCACACCAATATGTACCCAAGATATCAATATGATATCCCTATCTATGGTGCAGATATTGTTGCGTCAGAAAAAGCAGTTGGTGCAGCAATCGTAGACATTAGCTCTATCAAACCAGATAGGTCTTTGCCACAACAATATGAAATCTTAAACGTCCTCGATACAGAGTTTGAAAAAGATAAAAAGATGCCTGATTGGGGAGATGTATTTTCTGAGTATTGTGTTTTTGTAAGTCCATCCGAAGATGAATATCAAAAGTTTATCAATACTGCGTTTACATATTTAAACTATCATTGTGCTATTGCATATAATACCAAACCTATTTCAGAAAATATTAGAGAGAACTACGAAGGTCATAAGTATTACTGTGATAAGCAAAGGCAAAATACCAAGACCAGAGCTGTATTGAGAAGTATCTTTGGCGAAGAGTTTGCCGATAAATACATCAAAGAAATGTTGTTTGATTACCCAGAGATCTAATGACTGAAGAACCAAGACGCACCGAAGTAATCCACAGTATTAAATATGCTGAGGATGAATATCCAGAACAAGAGGATCAAGAAGTTTCTCCTAAACTAGAAGGTATTGATCTTGATAATACTCAAGAGATTGCTGACTACTACATGACAAAAAGTGGAGTTTTAGATCCAGATGAACTTGATGTTGAGAAAAAAGAAAAAGAACTTAGAGAAGATATTAAACAAGTTGTAGAAAACAAAGAAGACCTCATTGAGTATCTAACAAATCTACACGCTTCTATTGAAGTTATGGAAGAAAGAATCTATGAGTTGGAACTTAAAGCTGAAAAGAAAGAGAAAGCAAACTTGCCGATGAGACCACCTACTTCAGGAGGATCTGCTCTTAAAGGACTCAGCAACCTTCCTTTTGGGATCCTGTGAGGGGGGCTTGACAAGTTTTAAAACATCAAGTATTATAAATAAACATTCATGGAGCACTTGCTTCATGAACTGTAACAAACGAAGGCAAGTCGAGTCTTCTGTCATCTGTGGGTATACAACTCTACAAGTAAAAATAGGTAATTAAAATGATTAAATCCGCTTTCGCAGCCCTTGCTGCTGCTCCCCTTTTCGCTGGCGCTGCTATGGCAGGTCCTTACGTTAACGTCGAAACCAATGCTGGTTGGACTGGCTCGAACTACAATGGTGCTGCTACCGATCTCCACATTGGCTACGAAGGTGCCCTTGGTGAGCGTACTTCCTACTACGTTCAAGGTGGTGCTACCCTAGTGACTCCTGATGGTGGTGATGCTGACACCGTTCCTTCTGGTAAGGCAGGTCTTGGTTTCGCTGCTACCGAGCAACTCGGTTTCTATGGTGAAGTCTCCTTCGTCGGTTCTGGCGATAGCGACATCGACCGTGGTTATGGTGCTAAGGCAGGTGTGAAGTACAGCTTCTGATCTAAAGATTAGATAAAACTATTGGGGACTCTCTGAGTCCCCTTTTTACTATGAAGTATTTTTTTCATCCCCTTACTTTGATTAATCTGCTTATATGTGGATTCTTAGGAATCGTGCAAATAATACATACTCATACCCATTATCAAATGGATGTAGACGCAGATTCATATGTTCATAATTTTTTGAAAAAAAATCCAGACTACTGTAAGTAATAATACTTAGTTTGTCATGATACACTAACAGAGAATCTTGACATATTCTCTTTTGTACTATATACTATGTAAAGTTTTATTACAAACTGTAACATGACTGTAACAACTAATGAGTATGGACAACAAAACATGTGGGCTGTCGAACCCCAAATGGTTGTTGAGGACTACAATAAGAAGGGTCTTCTTTCTCCCTGGCAACAGAAGGAGATGTACAATGGTCGCTGGGCAATGATGGGTCTCATCATGGGATTCGTTGCTTATGCCATTAACGGCAAGTTCTTCTTTGGTATCTTCTGAGACTTGACAATGACCGAACTTTTCTTTACAATCATTAGTATAGCATTCTTCGTAATGCTTGCTAAATCTATCGAAAAACTTTCAGAAACATACTAATGGCATTTACTATCACTCTTCGTTTACCAGACGGCACTGAAAATATTATTCAATGTGAGGATGATCAATACATCCTTGATGCTGCTGAAGATGCAGATGTTGAAATGAACTATTCATGCCGTGCAGGTGCCTGCTCTTCTTGTGCAGGTAAGATTGTAAGCGGTACTGTTGATCAAGGAGACCAGTCTTTTCTAGATGATGAACAGATTGAATCCGGGTTTGTCCTAACCTGTGTTGCATATCCTACTTCTGACTGTGTTATTGAAACAGAAAAAGAAGAAGAACTGTTCTGATTATGCCTAATAAGTTTTATCTTTTCTCTAAAAAATCATGCGGTCCATGCGCTCTAGTTGAAAAATACTTTAATAATATTAAAGTAGATACTAGCATGATCGAAAAAATTGATTTAGAAGATTTTAGTGATACTCCTATTCCACAGGAAAATCTAAATCTTGCTAAAAAATATGGTGTAACCGCAACACCTGTATTAGTTATTACTGACAGTGAAGGTAATAAACTTGTACAATATATTGGGGGTATGGGAATCACACAAAATATTAGATCTGCTGTAGAAACATATGCCCAACCCAAATCAACTGTATGAAGACATGCAAAAACTAAATGCTCTATATGAAGAGCTCTGTTGGGAGCACGATGATGAACTAGTTTTCACTCACGAAAACGGCAGAGTTATTATTTACAACAAACGATTGGAGGAAAAACAATGAAGTTTGGATTTACACCTGAGGCAGAGATCCTCAACGCTCGTGCTGCTATGATTGGATTCGTTGCAGCAGTTGGATCATATCTTACTACTGGACAAATCATTCCAGGAGTCTGGTGATGCTACTCCTGGTAACCATGATGCATGGTTCCAGTTCCAACAACTTAACATACTAAATAAACTTTAGTGAAAGGAGGGGATTAATCCTCTCTTTTGTTTTAATCTGACATGTTCTTTTTTACGTGTTATAGAGCTACCCTAAAGAGGTAGATGTAGAGTTCTATTATTTACATGCTAAACAAAATTCTTTCCCTCGCATTAATCAATGTTGTTCCAGCAGCTTGTGCTTATCCAAGTATTAATGAGATCAAAAATCCACCTGCTCTCACGATAGAACCTGTGGTTGGTTTGGTTGATACCGAGAAAGTGGTTGAAATCGAAGTAGTTGAAAAATCTTGGAAGTGTCCTGGATGTAATGACAATGAAAAGTATGTCCTTGAAAAACTCCAAGAGAAAACCCGAATCTCAGATCGTAATGCATTGGCAACGATCATGGGAAATATTAAATCAGAAAGTAACTTCATTCCCAATATTTGTGAGGGAGGTGCTAGAGTTCCTTACGATCGTTGCTATAGCGGTGGTTACGGACTCATTCAGTGGACCAGTCTAGGTCGCTATAATAACCTTAGTAAGTTCTGTAATAAGTATGATTGCGACCCTAGCAGTTTGGAAGGACAGACACGATACATGATTAATGAGAGTGTTTTCCAACGGTATCTGCCCGAGTTCGAAGGTGGTGGTCAAACTGTTGCTCAGTACATGGTTCCTGCTTACTATTGGTTGGGATGGGGAATCAAAGGATATCGTGAGCAGTATGCTTACGATTATACTAAGAAGATGATTTATGTGTGATAAATAATGGTAAATGATTTATTCCTATGACTAAACTATTCTCCGTTCTTTTGGCAGGGTTAGCAATAACATCCCCAACAGCATTAGCTAAAGAAAAAGGATTTAAAGCATTCAATACTATGGGTTCTATGGGTTGCATGATTTTACGAGAATGCACCGACAATGTTAGACAAATCCGAAGTATCGAAGATATTAAATCTGCTTATCCTGATTCTGATTATTCTGCTGTTGAGTATGAGTTTAACCAAATGCTTTTATCCCTTAATAAGATCGGAGTTATGGTTTTTCTAGGTGATCAAAAATATTTTCCTGTCGAAAATAGAGGTGTATATCATACAGTAAGTAATAACTTTTTTTTAAATGATGCTTTTATGCATCGTCAATCAACACTTATGTCGGTCATTCGTCATGAAGGTTGGCACTCCGCTCAAGATTGTATGGCAGGAACCATTGATAATAGTATGATTGCTATTATTAAACCAGAAGAAGACGTTCCTCCAATCTGGCGTGAGATTACAGAAAAGACTTATCCAAAATCTGCCGTGCCATGGGAAGCAGAAGCAATGTGGGCAGGTAAAACTGAAGGCATGACCATGAAAGCATTAGAGTCATGTGCTAGGGGCACTATGTGGACAGATTATGAACCGACACCACTTACAGAAAAGTGGTTAAAAGAGAATGGTTTTATTAAATAAATAATCATGAAATCTTTACTAAGGTCTATGCTTCCTAAAAAAATAAAAGATGGGAATGATGATGATGAGTTTGATTGGAGAGAAGAAGGTATATCAAGTCTAGTTCGACTCATTGTTTTAGTATGGACTGGAGCGATACTGACACTTAACTATGTTTCTATTCCAGGTATTCCACAACAAAAAATTGATCCTACATTTATTGCCAGTGTCTTTACTGGAACTTTAGCTACTTTTGGGGTGACTCCATCCAAGTCTAATAGTAATAATAATGGTAATGGAAATACTAAACCAGTACAAACTCTTAAGAAAAAAGAAGAAGAGATTAGTAAGTGAACTTATTGCTTCGTCCTTTATCTGATATTAATAATCCTACTTGGAGTGTTATTATATCTCTATTGATATTATTGTTTGGAGTAGCTTATTACATATATACAATAATGAGATTAGCATACCAGGAGTTAGAAGATGGGGGCATTGAAACCACCGAGCAGGAAGAGCTGCTACAACTTCCGAGTGACGGAGATCAAT